CTTGGCCATGATATCACTCATAAAACTATCGGACAAAATCAAACTCGCTGCATCCAATGCCATCCACGGTGTCGTGATATTCTGAGCCGCTCCCTGTGCCCAGTTATAGGATCCAATGTATATCATCCTAGACATCATCTCCATCGGTGTCTGATCTGGCAAGGGTGCCAGCGGTACGGAATAGGCCGGAAATGGTGAAACCACTGAGACCGTTCCCGTATCTTGAAACGTCGTCTGAACGCTTGTGAAAGCGTTGGGCACTACTGGTGCCTGCAAAGTTTGTTCAGCTTGCTGAACCTCCAAACTACCCTGGTCGGTTGTGCTTAACTAATAGCCAACGGCGCACAATGCGTTGACCTAGTGAGTTGTGCTGAGGATTTCTGCCCCCAGCTGCGATTGGTTAGATCGCGCGGTGCATTGAGGTTTGATTGAGCAAACCAGGCCTAAAAGATAGGGCACCAACCTAAGCTCCGCTTTTTACAGAAGGGGAGCTGAAACTGTGAGTGGACCATCGATGTCCACTGCATGCACAAGCGTATCACCTGCAAACAACTCCTTCATTGCCACCCGGTAGGGCTTAAACGAGAAATTGTTGTGTTCTGCCCAAAGATTCGCTCGCTCGTACCACTCCTCATAGAACGCCTTGCCCCAATGTCTTGCCTCCACAAGTACACTGTTAAGAGTATTCGCCATATCCACGTCGGGCTCACGTGAATAATTCCATCGCCACATCACTGCCTCAATAATCGACTCCTTCTTCAGGGGTGCATAAACCCAATTATCCGATCCTCGCTTGACAAACTTCCTTTTCAGGAAATCTATCATGCTTAGCTTCAGATATTCCTGCTTTACACCCTGCTTGTCACCCGCGGTATAGGTCATACCACAGAACAAAGCAAACTCCTCCAATGACCGCATATTGAAAAGCGGTGCATTCCACACTCGAAGCAAAGAGTCATCTCCTACAAACGCACAAGACACTCGCTCTCTCCATTGATCATCCGTGTATCCCTGATACAACCAACACATCTTGTGGAAGATGAAGTTGATGATTGAAGCAAGGAATGCTGTCAACCCATTTCCTGATGAATTGCCCTTGGCGAGCTTAAAAACTCGCCGCTGATTGACATGATAGACATGGAGCAATGAGTAAATTAGATTTCTCCTCTTCACTCGTAGCTCCCCATCCAAAGGCAAATAGTGATCAAAGAACTCAATCACTTTGTCAATCATCGGAGCTGGTAACGTGAACTCATACGCGGAAAAATCCCCTGCGCAAACATCGGGATCTTCACCTCCTTTCTCACACATTCGATCATACAACACTCCCCAGGATGAGGAGTGAGGATTAATCCCTATGGAACAGGGACTAGTTGCTGGACTCCGCTGCATCTCACTCAAGAAACGCCCGAAGTATCGAATTGTCAAGACAAGATAGGTTAGCTCGCCTGCACAGAAGATCCTAATCTTCAACTTCTCATCCACTTCCTTCGCATCAATCAACTCATCCTTCAAGTTCTCCACAAACACTGCTTCATTCACTCCATGAGCCAAACTGTCCTCCAAGTCCTGCACTTCTTGCAAGAACTTAGGACTGATGTCACTTCCTTCGAACATGACATCTATCCTAGACCGTCCATGAAAGCAATGTGGAAAACCTGAACTCTTCGTGAGATCAATCTTCAAAACTCCTTCTGACCCCAAAATCGCATCTCTATAGCTCAGCAACCCGCATCGCTGCCGACTGAATCCAACTGGCAGAAAATCCCCCATTTTCACCTGACCTAAAAGATCAAGATCCAACGGAGGAGTTATGTTCACCCGATCCTTCACCATGTAGAACTTGTTCAAAGTAGCTGACAATGGGCTCTTCCCGTTCACCGGCATAAAATGCGGCGGCTTACGAGTAGGCTTATGGTGTGTGTCCAATCGCTTATCGAAATTCTCTGACTCCGGATGGAACTCGGTCTTGATCAACCGTGTCCCCCTGGACAAATGGCCTCCTGTCTCCAACGTTGTTATGGGTTGTGTCCCCATAGTATGAACTTGCAACGTGAAATCCGGAACAAATCGACCCTGAGAAACTGGAATATCCGGATAATCGCTATGGAACTGCTCCCAAGCAGCTTCCACATCATCCTTCGTCACCTCTAAAAAGTACGAAGTCTTGTCACTAATCGAACCAGCGACATGTAGACCGACAATATGATCCCCCTTTCTTGACCCAGAGGTAAAATATGCTAATCCACAATAGCCATCCGCATTAGGCATATCAAAAATGATACCATCTGCTCCCAGACGCTCAATTTTGACTCTCTTCCAGTTCCTACTCTCCATGACTTCTTTCTCCACAACGGACTTGTTACTCTTCATATGGTACGTAGGACGCACCCGCCGAAGTGGAACATTATCCGCCAACTCTGCTCTGAAATGCTTCCTGATGTCTCGACCCATCGGACCATGTGGCAAAGCAAAAAACACTTGCTCACTCCTCTCGTCCAATGTGTAGACCTTGATCTGATCTCGCCTGTACTGTCCCATACTCCCTGAACCATCTGCATTAAAGGTCAACGTAGAACCCGGCTCTGTCATATGATCAAAGGAATGTTTCGTCGTCAGATACAAGGTAGCTCCAATGCACAATGCATAATTTCTTATGCCTGCGAAATTCACCATCTTCTGGCAATCCATGATCACATTCCCTAGATCATCAGCTGAACCTTGCTTCGTGGCTTCAGTCCGAACTGTCCGTTTCCCGCGGATCTCCATCTTCCTCGTCTCTTCAGGAATGGCCTTCTCTCCTAGATGACCACTCTGCTTCTTACTCGGACGAAGCATCTTGAGCATTGCTCTCACAGCTAACGCTCCTAGAGATACGACTGCCAGAACCGCCAAGGCTCCAAGAAAGACCTTTATCCCTCGCAGGACTCGAACTCTCCTCCGCTCATCGCCACCATACCTCCAGACATACCCTGCTGCCCAAGTTCGCTTGCAATGCTCTAGAAAGCGCCCAGTTAAGGACACATCCTTCACAGGCTGAAATGGCGCAACTTCTGCAGGCACATGAACCTCCTTCACGTCATTCACACGTCTCTGTTCTATGCGCGCATCCATTGCCTCAAGCTCTCCAAGCTCCTTGACAATCTGGTCCTCTTCAGGCACGTCTGTTGAGCTATTACACTCTGCCAGAAACGCCATCCATCGCTCCCCTACAAGTGGGCTATACTTTCGAGAATACAGCTCAGCTCGCAACTTCGCCTCATCCTTCAAGTGCTTTGGCGCGTCCCTACAATACCTACTTGAGGCAGGTAACAAAGGATGAGTCCACGCCGCTACGTCAACACCTGCGTGTCGATTCTGCTCCTTAAGCTCAGCCAAGAGATTCGCAACTTCATCGACGAAGATGTAGAACGCTTCGTCCTTCTCATTGACCACTCTCTGCACACCCTCTTCATCCTCCAATGCCTGAAGGTGAGCCGCTTCAACCGTCAATCTGGCTCCTGTGTAACTGCCAAATCCTGCTGTAGGCACATACGTCTCAAAGGGCACGATACGCTCTCTCCGATATGACTTGTGCAAAGAAACTATCACTTCCACAAGCTCATACTCCGTAAGGAACTTCTTCTCTTCGCCTCCAAACACGATCTGCGCCATTGGTGTTCTGTCCTCGGTCTTCCCAATCCAGTACTTCCGATGCTCTCGACAATCCCACGCCGCTCGAGGATCACACTCTCGACATCTCTCATACTTGAGATTCAAGGCCTGACGATTGCACAACGCTGACAAATTCTCAATAGCCACTTGTTCAATCGCCTCCTTGTTTCTCGTAGAAAGTATAAAATCCGCCTCGAATGTTATTTTGCCTTTCTTATTCAGATCAGCTGTCGGCAAAGTCATAGGCACCTTGCTCACGCACGTCAAAAAGAACATCCCTTGCTTGACCCTATCTTCAAGAATCTTTGATTGAAAAACTTCTTCGCAGAACATGATCGGCTGACCATGATACGCGTCGTAATAATCCTCTCTCGAATTCAACGGATAGGTACAGTGCTCTGAGAACGGAGCGCTGTACCTTTTGTCAAGTGGGTATGCTGCATGAACTGCCTCGTAGATCTGCTTCGCCAAGGGCTTCATCCGATCAGACTTGCCCTCTCCAGGGTCACCGAAAAGATTCACCCAAACAGGCAATCTCCTCGGCTTCGCTGTATGCTCATAATCAAGCAACTGAGATTTCATCAGGTCAATCGTTGGCAACTCCTTGCCCATCTCTCTCAAAAACGCTTGATCCACGTTCGAACCACTCTGCCTCGCTCTCAACTGCAAATCCGGAAACCGTCCAACCAAAGATCTGCACAACTGTTCTTGCGCTGGATCCCGACTGATAGCACCATAGAGACCACCTTCGCGGTTGATCTCCGACTTGAAATCACTCAACTCATTCAAGTACGAATGGATCTCTCTCTCCAACCCAGTCAAAGGAAGGGGTGTCCCCGTAACTGCAGTATATGCATACGTGAACAAACTCTTCAAATGGCTGAATATCCACTCAACTGAATCGCCAATCCGAACCCAGTAAGGCAAATGATGAACTGCTGTTGCAAACCGTCCTCCATGAGCAGATGACATAACATCATCTGACGCATCCTTCGACACTCCCGCCAGAGTGCATGCCACTCCAATCAAATCAACCAAGGTTCCAGCACGATCTCTGAATCCCTGTTGATTTCCTGCAAATGGTTGGTGAGCCTCCTCTCTCTCTCCCCAGGCCCATGTCCAAATCGCGTGAAACGACTCGGGCATCGCCATGGTCAATCCCAATGCTCCTGCTAAAATTAGCCACCCTGTTTCCATGGTGACCATCTCTCGAACGATCTTCGAAAACTGCACAATAAATAAAGCAACTAGAAAAACCAAAATCGCCAATTTCAAAACTTGCCAAACTGCCTTGACAACCTTCATGATCTGGAAAAACGGAGAAACTGACTCATCCCACCATCGCTCAAACTTCTCTTTGAGCGATCGAATTGCCCGAGCAATTGGGTTTGTGTACAACCAATTACCATCTGCATCCTTATGCCTGACCTGTGCTGCAACTCCTGCAACACCTGCTCCAATGACCGTCCCAACCATTGCCGCCATGCCAAAAGCCAATCCAAATCCATTGACATGGTCAAACAAACCTTGCTTGTGAGCAAGGTCTGCTACTTGATCGACCATACCTTTCTCCATAGCGTTCAATTGAACCGCCAACTCAACTCTCGGATCCGCCTTCAACTTCTCTTGATCAGGCGCTTTTCGCTGGACCACCCGATCAATCTGCACCCAGATCGCATCTCCAAGCGAAACACCGATCTTGGCAAGATGAGCTCGCCAAGTCTTGCCCATGGACCACTTGTAGACATACTGACTGAAGTCCTGATATCGCTTGCGCGCGATAACAGAGACCCACCACGCCGTCGCGCGTGAGTATAGATGCTTGAGATGAACAAGAGAAGAAAGGTCATACTTCCGACCAAACTCCCATGTCCACTTATCCTTCCTCATTCGCGACCACGCACTTTGGAATAACGCTTTATCAGCGGGTATGAACCCACCTTCAGGATGTTTCCTGAGCTCGTCGTCTGTCTTCAACTCCGACGAAAACTTCCCGCGCCAATTCCTCCGATTCGACACCTTTTCTTGTACTGCTCGCTTGTCCTTCTCAAGATCACGCTTGAGCTTGCGCATGACCTCATCCAACAAACGAGCCTCGTTGAGCTGCAACTCAGATTTCGGAACAACCGAACCGTCTCTCTGAATATGCACTCCTTTAGAACTCTGAACGCCCTCCGATACAACCGCTCGAACTGCATCATCTGCCTCCTCGTCCTGAATCTTCCTTTTGGGAAGACTCCCTCTCACTTCCTTCCACTGGCTACCTACTTTAACCCACGGCATCTCTACCACTGGGAAGGCAGGTGTCAGCATCCATGCCATCCTCTCCTCGCAATGTGATCTCTCACATGCGTGGAAAGAGCATTCGTGAAATTGATCAATCTCAACCCCTGAATGGGATTCATCAAGATGATGATCCAGTCCTGAAACTGAGCCGAAATGATCAATGAGTCGAGCAAAATACGAATATATATTGTCGACTTGAACACGATCACATCCATCAAAAGGGATGAACGGATGCTGACACTCACTCTCCTCTCCGACACAAGGCACAAAAGTCAAAAGCGTATTCATTGGGCATGGACACTACTCGCCCTCCTTACGTAATGTACTAAGGTCATGTATGCTAAAGCAAAGTGAACATCCGTGTGAAAAATCCATGCCACAACACGACTTCTCATGGTCGCCGCGCGCCACTACAAGAAAGTTATGGGTAACTTCAATTTACACTTCTGTTGACTAAACTCATTAAGGGGCACCACCCCACTGCACATACACCGGTTCATCACTCAAGTTAAGACTTTCGCATAACATAAAACAACAAACAAACTAAGATAAGAGAATAGAAATTAGATAGAAGTAGAAATTTAGAAATGAATATACACAGTACAATACAGGTACTGTATAAAGAAGAAAAGAAACTCCCGTTATCACTCTAGATAACAAAACTCTGACATTCCAACATAGAAATTGAATCAATGGTTAGATATCATCAATTGATGGAAAGGAACGAAAAAGGTAAAGTACTAAATAAATCAGTAGTTAAACATCAATAAAATAGC